GGCGCTCACGCACGCCACCACGCAACTGCTCAACACCGTCAATGTGCGCAAAGCCACGCTGGACGCCAGCGTCGATGCCGCCTCTGGCAGTGCCACGTCTGCTGCGAACAGCGCCCAGTCCGCCAGTGTGAGTGCCGCATCGGCTGCCACCACGCTCGATGAAACAGAAGCTGCCCGCAATGCCGCCCAAACCTACCGCGACCAAGCGGTGGCGGTGGTGACCAGCAACGACGGCTCCTTCGAATCCGCCCCTGGCAAGGTGCCCGTCGCCGGACTGGACGGCAAGATCGACTACGACTACCTGCCGCTGGCCAGTCAAAACGCCATCGTCGCCGAAGCGCTGATCCGCTCCACCCATGAAAACCTCCTGGATTTCTTCGACGACAAACAGCTGGAGGCTCAAGTCCAATCCGCCGTCACCGGGGTGGCCAACCTCAACAACCGCGTCAGCACCGAAGTCACCCGCCTGGACCAGGCCATCGCCCACATCGAGCCCGGTATTCCGCCCGCCTACGAGGGGCTGATCGACCAGGATTTCCTGATTGACGGGTTCGAATCGGCCTACACCGCCGAACTCTTGCGCGGCATGGGTGGCTCAGGCCTGTTCAATGTGCGAAATTACGCCAACGACGACGGCCCCGGTGCCTTGCACCGCCCGTTTGCGGTGTCGTACTCGGCGCACAGCCAGCACAACCACCCGAACTACTACCGCATGATTGGCCTGGGCGAACTTACCGCCCTGGTCAATGGCTACTACGTGCGCATGACGCACAACGACCCGATCCTTGCCGATCAGGACAACCGCTACCTGGATGCACCGCCGGTCCCTACCGCCGTGCTGGGCAAGCCCACCGGGTTGACCTTGAACGCCGATGGGTCGGTCGCGATCGACACCGCCAATGACACCCAGGCGCGCCACATGCGCAACCTGTTCACTGACCATCTGGATGACACCCGGCTGGATTTGCTCTACGCCGAAGTCTGGCTGGAAAAGCTCCCCACCAGTGGTGATCTCAACACACTGATCCAGTCCTTCCGCCATCGAGAGAACGCCTCTCGCCTGCAAGACCTGCTCACCTTCGCCCAGCGTCTGAACTTCTCCGGCGCCAAAGACCTGGGCGAGAACGGGTCCTTTCGCTGCGGGGTGATCAGCCACATCGGCGAAGACGGCACGCCCGAATACGCCTACATCAACTACCGGGTGCGGGCTACGCCCGTGGGCAAGCTGAGCAACCGGGTGGCCAAGACCAGCTATGCCGCCGGGGACGAGACGCCCACCATCACTTTTGCGGTGGTGGCCTCTGGCTTTGGCGGCACCCATGGCCATAGCCTGCAGGTGCCACTGAGCCCCGCCGAGATGAACACACTGATCGGCGGTGGCACCTTGTATGTGGAAACCGGCTACGGCAAGGCCGATGCCTCACCCGCTTCGGAGAACCATACCCACCTGGAGCAGTTGACCTGGAACGGCAGCACCATCGTCGCGCAAGACATCGGTGCCCGCGCCATCGGGGTGATGGGTAACACCTTCCTCGCCGTGGGTGGTGCCACGCCCGGCATCGCCAGCTACCGGCGCTTCGATGGCACGTTGGCCGGCCCTGTGGTCTGGGACACCTCGGTCTCACCCCACATCCATCCGATCGATGTGCAGTTCGTGCAGGACCGCTTCCCGTTTGATTTGGTCAAGGCGGTCAGCCACACCCTGGATGCCACCAACCGCTTCAAGCTGGTCAAGGATCTGGAAACCCTGGCTCGCCTGCGTGAGGGTGACCCGTCGGCCAACTGGCTGGCCCTGGCCACCTCCGGCTACGCCCGATTCACGCTGGACCAGTCCGACATGGACGCCCTGTGCACCCAGGTCTGGGGCCTGGATGGCGAAGGGGCGTTCATTGCCGAGAACATCAATTCCTACGGCACGGTCTACACCACCTTCAACCCGGATGGCCGCTCGCAAGCCAACCTGGCCAAGTACAACCGAAACTTTGTGACCGGCACCCGCGATGCGGCTGGGCGCGCCTATGGCCGCCGAGGTTTCAACGACCCGACGCTGTACGTCGCGCGCACCACCCGGCCCGAGGTGGTCGAGGGCTACAGCTACATGATTCCGTTGGAGCTGATCGTGCGCTCGTCCCTGGAGATCTGGAACCCCTGGAACCTGCGCATCATCGACGGGCCGCTGGATGCTGCCGCCTCGGGCGATGGCAGTCGGGCCAGTCCGTGGAATGCCGCCTACACCCATCTGTGGTGGAACCTGTTGCCGCCCAACTTCTTCTCGGCAGGCATCTCGGATCCGTCCGACACCGTGCGTGGCGGGGTCTGGATCCGGGCCAACGACGGCAACGCCTACCCGGCGGATAACTCCGGCATCTACATCACCGTGGGCAACGCGGCCAATTACCGCAACGCCAGTGGCACCACGGTTTCCACCACCTTCCGCCAGCGCTACCCCATTGCGCCGCTGTGGCACGAGTTCAGTTACGCCAACGTGCAGGTCAACAACCTGCGCAACACCCTTCGCGCGCTCTTGAAGGGCCTGGCCAGCGGCAGCGTCACCGTGAACGACATCGACAACTTTCTGTAACCCTTACTCACTGCGGAGATTTCTATGAGCATCGAAACCGAACTGCAAAACGTCGTGGCCGCCGCCTCGGCACTCAACCAGACCGTGCGTGGCCAGATCGATCAGATCAATGCCAACGTCGGCAGCGCCATCGCCAACAACGATGCGCGCACCACCAATGCCATCAACGGCATGAATGCCACGGTCAACGGCTATGTGGCTAATGCCCGTGGGGAATACCTGCTACCGCCCAACCTGATTGCCAACAGCTTCATGACCGAAGTCGAGGCCGGCATTCCTGTCGGCTACAGCTATTCCGGTGTGCAAATCGAGGCCGTGCATCCCTACACCCAGGCGTTTGAAGGCCCGTACATCCCGGAACGCCCGGCCACTGCTGTCGATGACCCCAACCTTGCCACCCTGGCCAACCCGTTCTTTTACGGCGTGTACTACAAGGGCCCGCGTCTGGGGCGCGGTGGTCTAGGCGATGGCTGGGCTGGTATCGGCAATGGCCACATCTTGAAGATTACTGCCTCGCCCAATGAGGGGCGAGGTTGGACCACCGTGTGGATGCCCATGGCGCGCGCGGCAGCCACCGAGCGTGTCGGATTCCGAGGCTTTCTGAAGATCGTCCAAGGCAGCGCTGCTGGCTTTGGCACCGACAGCGGTTACATGGGTTATGGCGGCACGGGTCATGTCGTGACCAAAGCTCAGACCGATGCTGCCCCGCAAGGCTGGATGTTCCTCGACTTCGTCGTGGGCACCTCTCAAGTCACGCAGCCCTTGAGCAGCAATTTTGCACTGGGCTTCTCCCGCTCAGAAAACATCGAGGCCTACCTCGCCTTGCCCTACGCGTTCATCCCCGCCGCCGCTGCCCCCGGCATTGTTCTCGAATAAGGAGTTCCTCATCATGAAAGTCTTTGTCGATCAAACCTACTACGGTGATTTCGCCACCCAGGTCCTGGCCGAGGGTGTGCTGGCCCACAGCGAAATTGCGCTGGATCGCGTGCAGTACGAAGCGCGGCCGAATGAGGCCCGCCGCTTGTGCGCCGACCACATCACCAACCACTACCCGGACTGGAAGCAACTCAACATTCTGCGCGCTGGCACCAAGGCACAAAAGGACCAGATGACCGCTTTCATCGATGCCTGCCGTGACTGGAGCAACGGCGACAAGCCCAACCCAGCCGATCTGGCTGCGATCCAGCCGTGACGGGAGAGTTCTGTGCCCGACCCCGCCCTCACCGAAGCCCTGCAGGAGGCCTACGCTCATGCCCCAACTGACGCCATCATCCTGCACACCCTGGAGTTGCGCCACCCCGATTTCCGCGATGACGCCGGCAACGCCACCGCCATCCGTGTGGTCCGCGACCAGGTGGACCTGACAGCACGGCTGGAGGCCGATGCGCCGTTGGATGCCAGTCAAATGGTCACCTTCATTGCCATGGGGTTCGAATTGGAACTGCCGCCGGTCGACACCGCCCCTGTGCCAGAAATCGTGGTCACGCTCGACAACGTCAGCCGCGAAATCGTGCATCACCTGGATGCGGCGGCTGAATCGCAATCGGTGATCGAGATCACCTACCGGCCTTACCTGTCCAACGACCTCGAAGGCCCGCAGATGGATCCGCCGATCACCCTGGTGCTCTCCGAAGTGGAAGCCGATGTGCAGCGCGTCACCGCCCGCGCCCGCATGATGGACATCGGCAACAAGGCCTTCCCCAGCCGCACCTACACGGCGCGGGAGTTTCCGGGGCTGACGCGATGAGTACCGTCCAGATTGAGGAACTGACTGGCCTGATTGGCTTGCCTTGGGTGGTCGGTGCCAGCGGTCCGGATGCCTTTGACTGTTGGGGCCTGTTTGTGACGGTGCAGCGCAGTCACTTCCACCGTACGCTCCCCGAGAACCCGGTGGATGCCACCAACCTGCGCGCTGTGCTCGACGCCTTCAATGGCCATCCCGAGCGGCAGCGCTGGCAAGCAGTCCAGCAACCGGAAGAGGGCGACGCCGTCCTCATGCGTCAATCGCGTTACCCGGTGCACATCGGTGTGTGGTTGGACATCGACGGCGGTGGTGTGTTGCACGCCGTGCGCCATGCCGGGGTGGTGTTCCAAACCCTGGCGGCGCTGGATGCGCATGGCTGGCGCATAGAGGGGTTCTACCGGTTCAAGGGGAAAGACACAGGAGGCAAGGACGATGCAAATTGAATCTTGCAACTTGAAACCTGCGCCTGTCGTTGTCTGGCCCCGCAACCCTTTCCACCCCGCCAATAAAGACCTCTACCCCGTTCAGTCTGGTAGCACGGTGGCCGACTGGATGCGCTCGCAGTCCATCACCGAATTCCCATTGCCCACAATCTGCCTGGTCAATGGCCAACCGCTGTTGCGCCGTGATTGGGCTATTCGCCCATTGGCTGTGCATGATGTGGTGGTGCTGGTTGGACTTCCTGGCGGCGGCGGTGGGGGTGGTGGCAGCAACCCGCTGCAGGTGGTGTTGTCCATTGCGGTGATGGTGCTCGCCCCGTATGCCGCTGCGGGTTTGATGGGCTACGGCATGACGGCTGCTGGCATTGCCGCCGCGCAAGCGGCCATGGGCACCATCGGATTTGGTTTGCTCGCCGCCGGCGTCAGTGTGCTGGGTGCTTACCTGGTCAATGCCCTGGTGCCGCTGCCCAGTGCCAATGTGCCCTCGGCACAAAACAGCATCGCGCCCAGCCCCACCTATTCGCTGCAATCTCAGGGCAACTTTGCACGCCTGCTGCAGCCGGTGCCGGTCATCTATGGCCGCCATTTGGTCTACCCCGATCTGGGCGCCATGCCCTACACCGAGTACATCGACAACGAGCAGTACCTGCACCAACTGCTGGTGATCGGCCAGGGTGAATACGACATCGAATCTGTGCGCATCGAAGACACGCCCATCCAGTCCTTTTCCGAAGTGCAGGCCCAAGTCATCCTGCCCGGTGGCCAGAACACCCTGTTCAACCACGACGTGGTCACCGCGCCCGAAGTGGCGGGCCAGGAGCTGCTGGCCATTGACGATCCGGCCAACATACGGGGCGAGGCCATCGGCCCCTTTATCGTCAACCCGCCTGAAACCCAGATCGACACCCTGGGCATCGACATCCTGCTGCCCCGTGGCCTGTTCTACGCCAACGATGCGGGTGGCCAAGACGCCAAGGAAGTGCGCTGGACGGTCGAGGCCCGGGCGGTGAACGACGAGGGCGAGCCCACCACCGGATGGCAGACGCTCATCCGCGGCACCAGCTACAGCGCCTGGAGTGGCTGGAACACCACCTGGTCCACGGCCAGTGCGGTCACCACCCAGACCTACCACTCTGACTCAGAGGGCGGCTATTACAGCACCAGCTATGGCCCGCCGCCCATGCCGGCCAACACCCTGACCGAGGAATACCAGCTGGGCGACTGTGCCAGCCAGGACTACGAGTCCGGTATTTGCTACAGCTACTACATCCAGCGCCGCACCCGCAGTGCCTACAGCCAGCAAGAGGTGATCAGTGCGGCCACGCCCGACACCATCCGGCGCAGCTACCGCTACCCCGTCACGCCGGGGCGCTACGAGGTTAAGGTGGTTCGGCTGGATCACAAAGACACCCGGGCGCGTGCCGGGCATGAATTGCGCTGGGGCGAGTTGCGTGGTTACCTCATCAACCCCAGCCTGCCCACAGGCATCACCTTCCTGGCCGTCAAGATGCGCGCCACCGACAACCTGTCGATGCGCTCGAGTCGCCTGATCAACTGCCTGGTCACGCGCAAGCTGCCGGTCTGGCACCCCAGCACCGGCTGGACCAGCCCGCAAGCGACCCGGTCCATCGCCTGGGCCTTTGCCGATGCGGTGCGCTCCAGCTACGGTGCCAAACTGGCCGACAGCCGCATCGACCTGCCTGCCCTCTACCGGCTGGACCAGACCTGGAATCAAAGAGGCGACCAGTTCGATGCCGTGTTTGACCAGAAGGTCACCGTATGGGAAGCGCTCACCCGCATCGCACGCTGTGGCCGTGCCGTGCCTTACCTGCAAAGTGGGGTGGTGCGCCTGGTGCGCGATGAAGCCAAGACCCTGCCGGTGGCGAGATTCACCACCGCCAACATCGTCAAAGGCAGCTTCAAGCTGCAGTACGTGATGCCGGGCGAAGAGACTGCTGATGCGGTGACGGTGGAGTTCTTCAACCCCAAGACATGGAAGCCGGCCGAGGTGACGGTGTCACTGCCGGGTTCCACGCAAACCAACCCGGCTACCGTCAACCTGTTCGGCTGCACCAGCCAGAGCCAGGCGATGCGTGAAGGCAGATACATCGCGGCTGCCAACCGCTACCGCCGTCGGCTCATCACCTTCCGCACCGAGATGGAAGGCTTGATTCCGACCTTCGGCGACCTGATTGCCGTCAGCCATGACATGCCCGCTCAGGGCATTGAAGGAAGCACGACAGGCGAGAGCGCCGAAGTGATCTGGAGCCAACTGGCCCGGGTCATGGCCATCCGTCCCCGAGGCGAGCAGGTCGAAATCGCCTGTGTGGTCGAGCACCCGATGGTGCACACAGCCGACCAGTAAGCCCCACCTGAACAACCAAACAATTCATCACCACCGGCCCGCCAGAGCAATCTGCGCGGGCCATTTGCTTTGGAGACCGCAAATGACTGAAAACCACCTCACAGAACCCGATGCCGCCATCACCCTACGCCCCGAGGATCTGGACGACCTGCTCACCCGTGCTGCCGAACGCGGCGCCGAGCGTTGCCTGGCCCACCTCGGCCTGGAAAACGGCCATGCCGCGCGCGACATCCGTGAACTGCGCGACCTGCTCGAAGCCTGGCGTGAAGCCCGCCACACCGCTTGGCAGACCATCATCAAGCTCATTACTACGGGCATGCTGGCTGCACTGCTGGTCGGTGCGGCCATCAAGCTCAAACTGGTGGGCGGTGCGCAATGAACCCGATCCTCACCAACCTGGCCCCGGGCTTGTTCGAAGCCGGTGCGCGACTCATCGACCGGTTGATCCCCGATCCCACCGAACGAGAGAAGGCCAAATTGGCTCTGCTGCAGGCCGAAGGCCAGCAAGCCCTGCAGGAAATGCAGGTCAGTCTGTCTGCCATCCTGGCCGAGGCCAACAGCCAAGACCCGTGGACCAGCCGGGCGCGGCCGACCTTCCTGTATGTGATCTATGGCGTCATTCTGCTGTCGGTGATTGGCAGCATCATCGGCATCTGGTGGCCGGCGGAGGTGTTCCAGGCGGCCGAGAACCTGTCCAAGCTCCTGAACGCCGTGCCGGAAAGCCTATGGTGGCTCTTCGGTGCGGGCTATCTGGGTTACACCGGTGCGCGCAGCTTTGACAAGTGGCGAGGCGCGCCACGCTGATCAGTACCACAATTCAATCCCTCGAAGACCCCGTCTTCGTCATCTGTCTTACCCGGCAGGTGGCGAAGGCGGGGTCTTTTTGCATTTGCGCATGCGAATTCACACGATCGTATGAGTGATTTTCCCGTGGTTGCGCTACGCTTCGGCCATGGAAACTTTGATCCCCGCCTTCCTCCGCCGCCA